ATGAACTGGACCGAAGACATTCCGAACCTGAGCATCGAACTGCTGGCCAACGGCAACCTGCGGCTGGAGGACGAGGGTTTCGGCGAGAGCGCCGTGGTCGATATCCATCCCTGCCAGCTTCGCCTGATGGCAGAGAAGTTGGGCCTTGTCCGCGAAGTGTCTGCCTCCGACGTGGATCTGCTGGCGACAGAGCGCAGGCGCGCAGACGATGCCATTGCCGATCTGGCGCGACTTGTTCCCTGGCTGGAGATGATCGAGACGCGGTGCTCGCAACTGCACGACAACATCATGGGCGTGGGCCAGGCCGGGCATGAGGACGTGAACATCGAGATCGCGCAATCCGCTGCCCTGGCCGACATCGCGGAGCAGGTTCTCAAGGACGCGCGGGCGGCGCTGTCACGCCATATCACGCAGTGTCACGACGAGGCACGCCAGCATGGAGCATCGGCACCCGGTGCCGACCCTGATAGGACCACCGAAAACGGCGGTGTTGAACACACCCAAAAACGGTCCACTTCGGCATCGGCGCAACTCGAACTGCAAGGCGATTAGTTCTCCTGTGTTCGCCGCTGGTTTATCTGCATGGATGGCCTATCGCAATCACGCGCGCGCGCATATACCGCTGGGTATATCAACCGCCCGCGTGTCGTGGGCACTTCCATTTCAAAGGAAACCCATGCAATCCATCGCTGCTGTCCGCGAAGCCAAGGCTGCCAAGATCAACGAGGCCCGCGCCCTGCTCAACACCGAGAACCTGTCCGCCGAGGGCAAGGCCGCTTTCGACAAGCTCAAGGCCGACATCACTGCCCTGGAGACCGATGAGGCCCGCGCGCAGTTCCTGGCCGATGCTGAGCGCCGCGCCGTCGGTGAACGTGTGTCGGGCGAGCCTGCCGGCCTGGGCGATCTGGAAAAGCGCGTGTCGCTGCTGCGCGTGGTGCAAGCCGCCGTCGAGGGCCGAAGCCTGGACGGTGCCGAGCGCGAGTACAGCCAGGAACTGGAACGCCGCTCGGGCCGCAAGGCGCAGGGCACCTTTGTTCCGTTGGCCGCCCTGGAAAAGCGTACCAACCTGACCACCACGGCCGGCGATCTGGTGCCCACCGACCATCGCGGTGACCTGTACGTCGGCGCGCTGCGCAACAGCCTTGTGGTGCGCGGCCTGGGTGTGCGCACCCTGACCGGCCTGCGCGGCAACCTGGAAGTACCGAAGTTCGGCACCGGCACTTCGGCCGCCTGGGTGAACGAAAACGAGGCCATCCCCGACTCGGACATGACCTTCGCCAGCATCACGATGACGCCGCGCCATGTGGGCGCCATCAGCTCGTGGTCGCGCCAACTCGCCATGCAGTCCGACCCCAGCATCGAGCAGTTGCTGCGCGACGACCTGGCCTACGTCATCGGCGCCGCCGTGGACAGTGCCATCCTGACGGGCGACGGCGTGAAGGAACCCCTGGGCATCCTGGGCCGCACCGCCAGCAATGGCGACGTGCAGACCGCCAGCATCCCGGCCACCTGGGCCGACGTGCTGGACATCGAGCAGCAACTGGCGGCCGTGAACGTCGTGCCCAATGCCTGGTACACCTCGCCTGCGGTGCTCACGGGCCTGCGCAAGGTTCTCAAGGCGCCCACTGCCGGCAGCGACTACATCGCCACGGCGGGCCGCATCGGCGAGATTCCCGCCTACACCAGCAACGCCGCGCCGGCATCGACCGCCGTGCTGGGCGACTGGTCGCAGGTCCTGTTCGCAAGCTGGTCGGGCATCGACCTGCTGCTGAACCCCTATGAAACCGAAGCCTACAAGCGCGGCAACGTGCTGGTGCGCGCGATCCTGACCTGTGACGTGGGCATCCGCCACGAGCAGGCTTTCGTGGTCGCATCCTGATAGGGGCCGGTGATGACGCCTGAACTTGAGTTCCGCTCCGGTGAGGTCCGGGCGTCGTCGCCTGGGCGCCTGACGGGTTACGTTGCGCGCTTCAACTCGGAGACCCGCATCGGTGACTTTGCCGAAGTGATCCGCGCCGGGGCCTTCACATCCTCGCTATCCGATGGCCGCAACATCGTGGCGCTGGCCGACCACGACCGCCGCGCCCTGCTGGGAAGCACCGCCTCCGGCACCCTGGAACTGCGTGAGGACGATCATGGACTGGCTTTCGACCTTCGCCTGCCTGCAACCACTGTGGGCCGCGACATGGCCGCACTGGTGGAAGCTCGCATCGTCAGCAATTGCAGCTTCGGCTTCACGGTTCCGTCCGGTGGCGACACCTGGCTAGACCGTGGCGACGGCGCGATGCTGCGCGAGCTGCGTCACGTCGATCTGCATGAAGTCACGCTGACGCCGACGCCCGCCTACCCGAACACCAGCGTTGCGCTGCGCAGCCGTCCCATCGTGCTGGCTGTGGCCGACCCGCGCCACCTGTGGCTGGAGACCTGCCGATGAAATGGCTCGACCGCCTGCTGGAGCGCCGCAGCACGAACAATGCCCCTGGGGGCGATTCCTACTGGCAGGACTTCGCCAGCCTGCGCAGCAGCACCGCCGTCACCGCCGAGAACGCGCAGGGCGTGTCTGCCTGCTATGCCGCTGTCGGTGTGATCGCCGAGGCCATCGGTTCTCTTCCCCTGCACCTGTACAAGCGCAATGGCGACGACCGCATCAAGGCCATCGACCATCCGCTGAACACCGTTCTTCATCACGCGCCGAACGACCAGCAAAGCAGCGTCGAGTTCTTCGAGTGGATGACGGCGTGCATGCTCTTGCGCGGAAACAGCTTCGCCCGCGTCGAGCGCGGCTATGACGGCCAGGTGCGTTCCCTTCTGCCGATGCAGCCGGATCGCGTCGAGGTCTTCCGCAAGGGCGACCGCATCAGCGGCTACGGCTACACCGACCGCGACGGCAAGCGCGAGACGCTACTGCCCGAAGAAGTGTTTCACCTTCGCCACCGCGCCGGCACCGATCCGCTGCTGGGTGTATCGCCCATCACGGCCGCCCGTGGCGTCATCGAACTGGCGATGGCCGAGGCAGAACACGGCAACGCCACCTTCCGCAATGGCACCCGCGCAACGGGCATCTTGTCGATTCCGCAGAAGCTTCGCCCCGAACAGCGCCAGTCCCTGCGCGAGTCCTGGCAGAGCCAGTATGCAGGTGGGTCCAATGCCGGCAGAACCGTGTTGCTGGAAGAAGGCGCGACCTTCACGCCGGTGTCCATGTCTTTGGAAGACAGTGACTGGGTGTCGGCCCGGCGCTTTTCCGTCGAAGAGGTTGCCCGGCTCTACAAGGTGCCGCCGCCGCTGATTGGCGACATGAGCCACAGCACCTATTCCAATTCGGTCGAGATGGCCCGCTGGTTCGTGGTGCATACCTTGGGCCGGCACATGGCCGCGTGGGAAGGCGCTATCTCGCGCCAGCTACTCACCGAGGCAGGCAGACGGATCTATTACCCCGAGTTCTCGGCCGAGGGCATGCTGCGTGGTGATGCGGCGAACCGGGCCGCCTTCTACAGCTCGGGCATCAGCGCCGGATGGATGCTCAGGAGCGAGGCCCGCAAGCTGGAGAACCTGCCGAGCATCGAGGGTGTCGACGATCAGGCAGAGGGTCAGACTTCAAATCCGACCCCTGCACCGCAGCCCTACCCCAGCAAGCAGCGGGAAGCGCAGGCATGAAGCGCTACAGCCGCACAGGACGCGATGCAGACCCGCGCCGCACTCTACCCCTTCAGTCCGCAGCATGGCAGCGCCTGCGGGCTTCTGTGCTGGCTGCTGAGCCACTGTGCAGGGCATGTGCTGCGCGGGGCGTAATCGAGCCTGCCACCGACGTGGACCACCGCGATGGTGATCCGGGCAATAACGAGATGACCAACCTTCAGCCGTTGTGCCACTCGTGTCACAGCATCAAGACCGCACGCGACCACGGCAAGCGCGTCTATCAGGGCTGCGGTGTGGACGGCATGCCGCTCGACCCGAGCCATCCGTGGAACCAGAAATCACCAGCAACCGAGGCCGCCAGACCGCGCCCCCAGTCTTCTTTCATCGCTGACTGCTTAAAAAATAGGCAACCATGAAAGTCACCCCGAAGCGCCACCGTGCAGACAGCGCCAAGGCCGCCGTGCAGGCCGCGCAGAATGTCGCACAAGGCCCGATTGCGCCGCCGGCATACGTCACCCTGCCCGAGCCGTGCAAACCGTTCTGGGACGCTATCGTGACCAGCCGCCCGCGTGACACCTGGACCGATGCCGACCTGGTGCTGGCGGCGAACCTGGCCCGCACGCAGTTCGCTATCGAGTCGGCCACTGTCGGCAGCGATGAGCACGCCAAGTTGACGCGCCTGGCGATGGCCCTGTCCCGCTCCATCAGCGTGCATGCCACTGCGACGGTGGGCCGTGCGGCCGACATGGTGAACGCGGCCACGCTGGAGCGTGAGGCCCGGCAGGAACACGACGACTTGATTCCGACGCTGCGGGTTGTGCAATGACCCGTGCCGCCCGCGTCATCCAGTTCATCGAGGCGTTCTGCGTGACGCCCGAGGGCGCGGACGTGGGCAAACCGCTGCGCCTGGCGGACTTTCAGAAGAAGTTCATCCGCGAGGTGTACGACAACCCGGCCGGCACGCGCAGGGCCATCCTGTCGGTATCGCGCAAGAACGGCAAGAGCGGCCTGATCGCCGGGCTGCTGCTGGCGCACTTGATTGGCCCCGAGGCCCGGCTGAACAGTCAGCTCGTGTCCGGCGCCATGAGCCGGGACCAGGCCGCGCTGGTGTTCAACCTTGCCAGCAAGATGGTGCAGCAGAGCCCCAAGCTCACGAAGCTGGTGCGCATCATTCCGTCCGGCAAGCGGCTGCTGGGCCTGCCGCTCAATACCGAGTTCCGGGCGCTGGCTGCTGACGGTCGGACGGCGCATGGCCTGTCCCCTGTGCTCGCCATCCTGGACGAAGTGGGCCAGGTGCGCGGGCCGCAGTCCGACTTCATCGACGCCATCACCACCAGCCAGGGCGCCCACGCCGAGCCGCTGCTGATCGCCATCAGCACGCAGGCGGCATCGGACGCTGATCTGCTGTCCACCTGGATCGATGACGCCAAGGCCAGCGATGACCCGCGCATCGTGTGCCACCTGTACGCCGCGCCCGAGGGCTGCGATCTGCTGGACGAGGCGGCATGGCGGGCTGCCAATCCTGCCCTGGGCATCTTCCGCTCCGAGGACGATCTGCGCGAGCAGATGGTGCAGGCCCAGCGGATGCCGTCGATGGAAAACACCTGTCGCAACCTGCTGCTGAACCAGCGGGTATCGACCGAATCGCCGTTCGTCAGCCCGGACGCGTGGAAGGCTTGCGGACAACCTCCGGCAAATTTGCCGGATGTCCCTGTCTTCGCCGGCCTGGACCTGTCCATGCGCACCGACCTCACCGCGCTGGTGATCGTCGGCAAGGTGGACGGGGTGTGGCATGTTCAGTCGCACTTCTGGACACCCGAGCAGGGCCTGCACGACCGCGCCAAGCGGGACAGGGCACCTTACGACACCTGGGCACGTCAAGGCTTCCTGCACACCACGCCCGGCGCGTCGGTGGACTATGCGTTCGTGGCCGAGGACATGGCCGCGATCCTGGCCGATCTGAACGTGCAGGGCATCGGTTTCGACCGCTGGCGTTTTGATGTGCTCAAGAAGGAACTGGACCGCCTGGGCCTGGACCTGCCGCTGGTCGAGTGGGGCCAGGGCTTTCGGGACATGTCGCCCGCGCTGGACGCGCTGGAAGCCGAGCTGCTGAACGGGCGTGTGGCCCACGGCATGCACCCGGTGTTGTCGATGTGCGCTGCCAACGCCACCACGGTACGCGACCCTGCCGGCAACCGCAAGCTGGACAAGTCGCGCACCACGGGCCGTATCGACGGCATGGTGGCCCTTGCCATGGCAATGGGCGTGGCCGCCCGCGCCGAGGAAGTTTCAGAGGTGTACGCCGATGGCGCCTTCACCTTCGTTTAACCCCTTGCCAGCAGGGACCGCGAAAGCGGATGTGGCTGGACGCGCCTTTGTCGAGCAGTCGCGCGTCATGAAAGCAACCTCGACAGCCAGCGGCATGGTGGCCGGGACGATTCACCCGGCCGTCCCACCGTGCGCGGCTGGCACCCCTACATGGAGAACCCGATGAGCGTCATCAACCTGACCGAAGCCAAGCTGCATCTTCGCGTGGACCACGACGAAGAGGACGACGCCATCACGGCGATGATCGACACGGCCGAGCTGCACGCGGCGAACTACTGCAACAGCCCCGATGGCATGCTGGAGTACTGGGGCGACAGCAACGGCGAGATTCCCGCGCCGATGCGCTCGGCGGTGCTGCTGATGATCGGCAACCTGTACGCCAACCGGGAAGCGCTGGGCGAGCGGCAACTGTTCGCCAATGACACCTTCTACCGCCTGCTGGACCCCTACCGCCAGATGGAGGCGTGATGCAGGCCGGCCGACTTGACCAGCGCATCACCATCGAGCGGTGGGACTACCTGCGCGACAGCAACGGCGAGGTGATCCAAGACCCGCTGACGGGCGAGACGACGCAGCTATGGGTGGAGATCGCCCGCGTGTGGGCTGCCGTCGAGCCTCTGAACGGCCGCGAGTTCATCGCGGCGCAGGCGGTGCAGTCTGAAATCACCACGCGCATCCGCATGCGCTACCGGGCCGATCTGCAGCCCGCCGACCGCATCGACCACGAGGGCACGCTGTACGACATCCAGAGCATCATCAACCCGCGCTCGGGCGATGCGGAGCTGGTGCTGATGTGCAAGGCGGTGGCGGGTTGA